AAGTTGGCTCTTAATTGCATTCTCCAATACCCTTGCCTTACACTCATTCAACCATACCATCATCCTTTCATGGATGAGTGTAGGGTTACTGAATGAGTTACAGGTAAAGATATTGCCTGATATCAGTTTAGCCAGTATTACTGACTTAACCTTTCTCAGGTGCCCACTATCTTCTCTTGAAGGTAGTAGGTAGAACTTATAAGCTTTTAACGCTAGACGGTCACCATAACCGCCTGGCATTAAGAGATTTATAAGGGATGCAATCAAGCCCCGGGTCACCAGAGTGGCGGACCGAGGTAACCACCTGGCCTCTAGCTCTCTAAACCAAGTCGCAACTTCATAGTAAGATATAAAGGAAACAGTTCCTTTATCCTTATTTATGCGTAGCGCTTCGAATAGAGATCCTAGAGGTGCAGGGGAGACCTCAAGACCACGGTGTATCCATCTCTTGGCAAACTCATATGTATCCTCTGATACATGTGATTTCGTTTCAGAAACGTCTACACCTATCAGGCTAAGTAACGTTAGGTACTGATGAGCGACATCGCGGTGGTTAATCACGATGTCATCTCCCAGTAAAGCATACTTGGAGAACTGGACACCCAGTCCAGCCCTCTTAGCTGCTAGCCTAACGAGTACATGGTGAGTCACGGCGAACAACGCCCAAGAACTATACGCGCCCATAGGTTGGCCGACTGCGTATCGAACCACCCGTTCGATACCAGCCGACTTCTCCCATGGGACGTTGAATTCAAGGGAGTTGATCACGCGCTCCCATGCGCCCGCATACTCAGGTGAGGCGAGCTCGGCTAAGACCGCAACCTGTAGGGTTACAGGAAAACGGTCAGTCGCCGCGCTCAAATCATATGAGTAATACGGACCCTTAGTCGATAGTGTGGCCTTGAAGGAACCTTGGTTAAACGTACAGTCGCACTTCAGCCCCTTCAGAAGACTCATAAGAGCCTTATGAAGAGGGTAAAGGGCAGACTGTAACGGATAACCAATGATTCCTACGATCCGGCACTTAGCTTCCTTGTCCTTGATCTTAGCCAATTTGGCCTTCCTTCCTTTAGGAAGGAGACCAAAGTGGTTAAGCCAAGTAAGGGGGCTAAAGAGCCGGAGGATACCAATCTGCTGGACTAACTCCTCGCCTCCCAGAATTTCCAGATCCCTTATCTGGGATTCTGTGAGTAAAGAAGCGTCCTCGATTGATCCTATCAAGGCCTGCGCGTTTGGGCCAGATTTGGTTGTCGTGTGCCAACCATCCCATTGGATGGGAGGAAGTCTCCAACCTAACGACTTCACTACCACTGCCAGTTCGGCTCTAATACTAGAGCTTAATTGAACTGAACAGGGGTCAGTGATAGTCGAGAGGTCGGGCTTCTTCAGGCCAGGTAAAATCCGACTAACATTCAATAATGTTAGGCCGAGTTTCACCTGGGCTGGAGCACGTGACTTGAAAAGCTGGCAGATGGGCTCCTTAGGGAGACCATCTATCAACTTTTCACCAAATCCTGGAACCTCCTCGAGAGGCTGACCAGCGAGATACTTTGTGCAACATAGCCGGATCCCCTTGATCCAGGCTATGGTGTCCAAAGGACCTCGCGTGTCCAGTCTCTTTTGGACGGTTCCAACCCACTCACGAACCAACCCATGATCAAGACCTACTCTAAGATAGGCTCGGTCCAAGAAGATAATAATCTTCTGAAACAGAGTCAATTTTAGATTAGTCATGATTATGGTTTGGAGTGAGTCTGAACCTTTGCTAAGGGGGAAGATCCGTCGTGGGGTCACTCCGGATTCTACCCTCCTAAC